CGCCTCCCGAACACTGAATCTGAGCTTATCGAGTGGGGCGCGTACCGCGACGAACGCGGACGCTGGGTCTACCCCCGAGAGCTAAGAGACGCGATCCAGGCGCAAGTCGACACCCCCGCCAAAAAAGACGGCGGGGGTGTCGACCCGGTCGCGTGGGTCAAGGCCGTGCTCCGGGCCTGGAACGCCGTATCTGTGGGCCTCCACATGGCCGGAATCAACATCTACGACCCCGCCGTGCGGGCGCTCCCCTGGGGCGCGCTGATGGCCAGGGTCGAGCACGTCTATCTCACTGACCGGCTCGTGCGGGCAATGGTCGACAAGGCAAAGGAGGCCCCCTAATGCTGGTTGGTGACCTTGTCGCGGCGATCCGTCTCGAAGGCGCGGACGCATTCAACCGTGGCCTGAGCCAGGCCGAACAGAACTTCCGCGGCCTCGGCGGCTCCGCGAGCGTCGCCGTACGGGCGATTGACGGCATACTCACCGCGGCCGGCAACACCGTCAACCTGGTCGGGGCGGGTGTGCTCGCGCTCGGCGCGAACGCGATCAAGTCCGGTGCTGGCTTCAACAACCTGCAACAGAACGCGAACGTCGCGCTCAAGACGCTGATGGGGTCGACGGCGGCCGCTGAGACGCAGATGGCGAAGCTCAACACCTTCGCCAACACCAGCCCGTTCGGTCGCGACACTCTGATCAAGGCACAGCAGCAGATGATCGGCTTCGGTATCGAGGCCGACAAGGTCGTCCCGTATCTCGGGGCTGTGCAGGACGCCGTTGCCGGTATCGGCGGCAGCAACCAGGACATTACCGAGATTGTTTCGATCATCTCGCGTATCCGCTCCGGCGCGACCCTGGGCCAGGAAGACCTCAACCAGCTCGCCGACCGCGGTATCAACGCGGCCGCGCTCATCGCGCAGGCGACCGGCCAGACTGAGCAGGAAGTCCGAAACAGCATCTTCGGCAACCCGCTCCGTGGTGAGGAAGCTCTCGCGGGCCTCGACGCCATGATGTCCGGCATGCAGGCCCGCTTCGACGGTGCCGCGGCCGGGCTGAAGAACAACCTCGACGGTGCGCGCGACCGCGTCAAGGCCGCGATGCGCGATATCGGCGCTCTCATCTCCGCCCCAGTCATCGACCCCACTGGCGGTGGCTGGGGCGTGACTCTTACGAACACCTACGCCGACATTCTGCGCAGTGTCCAGACGGCGATCACGCCGATGGTGAATGAACTCGCGGCCCGCCTCGCCCCGTCCGTGCTCGTCCTCGACTCGAACCTCCAGAAGCTCGCGTCGACGATCCGCCAGGTCGACATGACCGACCTCCGATCAACGTTCGCGCTCATCGAACCGTACCTGCCCACCATCGCGGGCGGGCTCGCCGCGATCTCCACGCAGGGCCTCGCAGCCGTGCCGGTGATCGGTGGCCTCGTGGGTGGCCTCCAGCCCCTCGCAGTCGGGCTTGCAGCGGCCGCGGCAGCCTCCCCCGAGGTACGGGCAGGCCTCGCGGATATTCTCGCCGCAGGCAAGCCGCTGGTGCCCGTCGTGGGCGAAGTGGCAACGATCCTGTCGGGAATGTTCGCCTCCGGCCTGTCGGTCGCGGGCGAACTCCTCTCCGCAGTCTCACCCCTCGTGAGCCTGCTCGCTGACGGTATCTCTGCCATCCCCGCTCCGATGCTCGCCGCTGCTACCGCGATCACACTCGGCTCGGTCGCGCTGCGCGCGTTCAGCCAATCGGCACAGGTGAAGGGCATCACGGAACTCGCGGGGCACCTGCCGAAACTCGGGAGCGCGTTCGACAGCATGCGCCTCACCGCCATGTACGCGGGTGACGCGATGCGCACCGCCCGGGTCAACGGTGCAGGCCCGCTAAGCACCGCACTCGCGGGGCTCTCGCCTATCGCGACGGGTGCGACCTCGGCTATCGGCAAGGTCGGTACGGCCCTGAAGACGGCGTTCCTCGCGAACCCGGTGGGCGCGATTGTCCTCGGAGTGTCGACCGCTATTGCGGCGTTCTCGATGGCATCAGCGGACGCGGAGCAGAAGACCGCCGAATGGAACTCCGAGATGGAGACCCTGCGCGGCACGCTGGATCAGACGAGCGCCGCGATCACGGAGCAGACCGAATCGCAGATCGTCCAGAACTTCCAGGCAGGCGAATGGGCCACCCGAGTTACCGAGCTGAATGGTGGCCTGTGGACGCTCGCGGACATGACCATGGCCGTCACGGGCGAGTCGTCCAAGCTCACGGACGAACTCACCTCGCTCGTCGCCGGCCAAGCGAACTGGACAGTGAAGGTTCATGACTCGTCGGGCGCGCTCACCACCTACGGTGACCGGCTCTCCGCGATGGGCATCAGCCAGTCGGAGATGGTCGAGGCAATCGCGAAGGGTGGCGACACCCTCGACGACGTGAAGACCCGCTTCACCGACGCTGGCGGCTCGGTCGAAGACTTCGACTCCATGGTGAACCGTCTCGGTTCGTCGATGAACGGCATCAACATGGACGCGCTGAAGGCGATCTATGAGGAGTCCGAGAAACTCGACGCCGCGAAGGCCGTGCTGGAGCAGTACAACGACGAGATGAAGCGGCTCCGCGAGGAGGGTGGTGAGGCCGCGGTTGAGCAGCGTCGGCTTGCTGACGCTATCGACACCGCGTCGAACTCGGCTAACGACGCTTCTGAGCGCATTCGTGCACTCCGTGAGGCGCTCGACATCCTCAACGGCGGCACACTCACCGCTGCGGAGCAGCAACAGAAGCTTGATGACGCGATCCGCGACATGGGCGACGCATTCGACCAGGCCAAGGACGACGCCGGCAATTTCAACTCGGCGCTGATCGACGCGCAGGGCAACATCGACACCTCGACCGAGCAGGGCAGCACGTTCCGCGACAACCTCATGGGCATCTCTGACGAGATGTTCCTTGCGGCTCAGGCGGCGGCTCAGCTCGCCTCGGACATGGGTGAAGACCCGTACACGGCGTCGCTCGAAGCGATGAAGCCCTACGTGGCGGAACTCGAATCGCTCGCCGCAGAGTACGGCCTGACCGACGAGCAGGTGCAAGGGCTCCTCGAAAGCCTCGGGATGATGCCGGAAGAGGCGGCGCTGTTCCTCAACGTCACCGGGCTGGATGAGACCGAGCAGGGGCTTGCGCAGATCGCTGGGCAGCTCCTCGGCCTCGAAGAGGGCGAACACCAGATGTTCGTGCAGGCCGACACTGACGAGGCGAAGCAGCGGCTCGAAGAACTCGGGTTCTACGTCACCGAAACCAGTGATGGTCGTTGGCGTATCGACCTGTCTGCCGACCCCGACGAGGCACAGGAGCAGATCGACGCGCTGATTGACTACGTGACCGGGTCTGACCCGACCGCGACCATTCACGCGCAGTCTGCCCCGGCAGAGGAGGAAGTCGCGGCATGGAAGGCAGCGACCGACGCGACGGTGGCTATCTCGACCGCCGACGCTGACGCGGCAGAGGCGCGCGGCGAAGTGCTCGCCTGGAAGCTGGAAGCTGACGGCACCTGGTCGGTGTCGCACATGGACGCCGAAAAGGCCGAAGCTGACTCGACCGTGATCACGTGGAAGCGTGACGCTGACGGCACGTGGGGTATCTCGAACCTTGGTGCCGACACCGTGTCGGCCTATACGGGCCTCAACGGGTTCGTGTCCGACGCCAACTCCACGTGGGCGACGGTGAACATCTCGGCGGACACGTCTTCGGCTAACGCCGCGATCCAGCGCATGGGCGGCCAGTCCATCAGCGTCTCCGTGTATCCGCAGATGATGTACGCCGACGGCGGCATCATGGCCTACGCGAACGGCGGCATGCTCGACCGGGCACGGCTCGGCATCCAGGCATTCGCCGACGGCGGCACGCCACACGCGACTCTGCCGACTGGGATCTACCCGGGCGGCCGGCCGATCCTCAAGTTTGCTGAACCTGAGACCGGCTGGGAAGCGTTCGTGTCCGGCAAGCGGGGCATGGAGCGGCGGAATCTTGGCATCCTCGCTGACGCGCAAGACCGGCTCCTCAAGCAGCTCGGGCTTGCGAATGTGCGGAAGTTTGCTGACGGCGGCACCGTCGCCAGCGACCCCGTGCAGCGCGCCACCGCCTCGGCACAGAACCACTTCCACGCCCCGCTTGTGCACATCGACCAGGCCGTCATGGACACTCCCGAGCGGGTGGACGAACTGGCGTCGAAGCTGTGGCGGCTGGCAGACCAGAACTCGCGGTCGCAGGGCCGCGTGAACCTCGGAGGGCCCACGACATGATCATCTATAAGAACGTGTCGACGGACTCTCTGCCGGGGGTGACCGCCAACCTCATCGAGTGGCGGTCACTCTCCGGCCTGGGTCTGGATACGGTGTCGTCGCCGGGTGTTGATGGGTGGATTGTGGCGGGTTCGTCGCAGTCGACCGCGACATTCAATGTGGCGGTGATTGTGAAGGGCTCGACCCCGCTCGAAGCGGTGGAGCGTGCGTCACGGTTCGCGGCGTTCGTTGACCCGAAGCGCGGCCCCGGCATCCTCAACCCGACAGGGCTTGATGGGGCTCCGGTGTACCGTGACGCGGTCTGTCAGGGGGAGCTTGAGTGGAAGCGTCTCACGTGGGATGACGGTAACGGTTATCAGATGTCGTGCAAGGTGACGTTCGAGTGTGACCCGCACGGTCGGCCGGCTGCTGATCCGTCGTTCTCTCGGTCGGGTGCTGGCGCTCTCGCGTTCACGGTCGAGGCGGGCGACACGGCGTGCTATCCGACCATCGAGTTGAAGGGCACGCTCTCGTCCACGCAGACGGTCACGCTGACGCTTGGTGGCTATTCGTGCACGATCACGGGCCCGCTCACGTCGGCTCAGACGATGCGGCTGGACTTCGAGTCGTTCGAGTTTGCCCGCTGGTCTGGCGCGTCGAAGGTCGCGTCGCTCGTCACGAAGATGAGCAGCCTCGACCGTCTCGAACTCTGGCCTGACACCGCGTATTCGCTCGTCGTCGCGACGACCGGCACGCTCTCGAACGTGACGGTGAAACCGAACTCTCGAACCTTGTAGGAGGCTCCTGTGTGGGATGACCGACTCTCCTGGTCTGGCGAGGTGCCGCTTGACCTGCCGGGGCTCAACCCGGTCGCTGCGCTCCGCTTCGATCAGGGCTATGAGGGTACGTGGCGTGATGCCGTGGACTCGACACATATCTGGTCGGTTCCCGGCTGGGGCCAGTCGCAGCATGGGGTGTCGGCGGGGCCGTGGGGCACACGGCTTGGCCTGAACCTCGTCAACCCCGCCACGGAGCAGGGCACGCTCTCGCTCCCGCATTTCGCGGGCCTGTGGCCGTCGGCGGGGAAGCTCCTCACGGGCATGTGGGTGTCGCAGTCGTACACGATGACGTTCAACCCGCTTATGTCGAGCCGTGGCGGCGAGGGCGCGCCGCTCGCGTACCTCTCGTCGCACACGAACGGTTCGCTCCGGCACCAGGTCTACAACGCGGCCGGTGGGCTGATTCTCGACCAGTACGAGACCCCGACGTGGGGCGAGGGCTACACCGGGTGGATGTGGGTCGGGCAGCTGGTCGATTTGGATGCGGGTACGTCGCAGCTCGCGGCGGTGCAGTGGTCGGGCCATGTCGCTTGGCTCTCCCCGGTGCGCTCCCTGTCGGGCACGCCGAACAAGGCCTGTACGGCTCCTATCGATATCGCGGGCCTGCCGTCGGTTGGCATGTGGTCGGGCGGTTATTTCGATGACCTGATCATCGCCCACCCCTCGGCGGGGTTCGATTTTGGTGCGTTCGTCGAGCGGCTCCGGCTGGGTACGTGGGCGACGGGCTCGAACGAGGCCGCCGCGGGCCGTCTCAGGGTGTCGGATGCAGCTGTTACGGCGGTCGCGTCGCACACCCTCTCGACGGGCGCGCAGCAAGTTAGCTACTCGGGAGGCCGTGAACCGTCTCGTGCAGCCACGGTGTACCGGTCGAGCAACAACGGCACGAGCTGGGTGGAGGGGCCTCTCCCGGCGAGCTTCACGGGCCTCGTGCGGTTCGATATCTCGCTGAACGCTGGTGACGCGTTCACGGGCGTCGAACTCCTCCCTCCCTCTCCGACGTTGGCGGTGATTCCGACTCAGACGGTGCCGCAGCGCGGCTCCGAGACGGTCGACCTGAACGCCACCTACACCGGCCCGGTGTCGTGGAATGTTGCCGTCGTTGGGCTGAATGCGGACGTGCAGGACGACACACTCACGCTCTCGGCAGAGTGGGCCGCGGGCGATATCCCTGTGACCGCTACGGTGCGTGACCAGTGGGGCCGCACCGCCTCCAGGACGTTTACGGCGCAGGTGGAAGCCCCGGATTGGGAGCCTCCGCAGCCGTCGCGCTATCCGCGGGTGCCGATCATCCTCGGCACTGGGAACGACCAGGTCGCGATCATCGACAGCCTGTCGGCGGTCGCGACGAGCGAGGTCAACGGGGAACAGTACTTCGAGTTCACTGTGCCGGTGAAGCACCGCCGCGCTGGCGTGCTCGCACCCGAGCTGCAAGTGTCGGTCGCGGGCGACCTCTACAAGGTGCGCCGCATCGAGACGGCCCGTGAATCGCGTGTGCCGGTCTATTCGGTGTACTGCGAAGCGCTGTTTTATGACCTGGCGTATGCGGGTCAGATCGACGGCCGTGAGTTCCTACAGACCACGGCCGGGGATGTGCTGGCGCTCGCCCTGGAGGGCACGGGCTGGACTATCGCCGCCGTGAACGTCACCACGCGCAGGACGTACACAGTGGAGGATTGTTCCCCGCTCGAACTGCTTCGTACGGTGCAGGCGCAGCATGGCGGCGACCTGCTGTTCGACAACGTCGGCAAGACTGTTTCGCTCGTCACGCGCTCCGGCCGTGACGTGGGCGTGGCGTTCTTCTATGGCCGCGGCCTCACCGAATCACAGCGGGTGGTAGATACGACAAGCCTGGTGACGCGCATTTATGCGCGGAACGAGGAGGGCGTGACCATCGCGTCGGTGAACTCGGGTGTGCCGTATGTGGAGGACTTCACGTGGACGAGCGAGGTGCGGGAAGCGACCTATGATTTCGCGTCCGGTACGTCGCCGTTCACGATGCTGTCGATGTCGCAAGCCACGCTCGCGAACCGCTGCAAACCCTCGTACAGCTACAAGTTCACAGTGGCCGACCTCTCCCACCAGTCCGGGCAGGAGATTGACCGGTTCGATGTGGGCGACACCGTCACCGTCGTTGACGACGAGCTCGGCATCCGTGAATCGCAACGCATTGTGTCGGTCGAGCACGACATTGTGCAGCCGTGGAAAACGAAGGTCACGCTCTCGGGCAAGCTCCGAGAGTTGGGCAAGGACTCGTCCGATCAGGCGGGCGCGCTCACGACCGGCGCGAACAACCGGGCGTTCGATCTTGTGCCGTTCAACCTCCTCAAAAACGGGCGGTTCGACAACGCGCTGGCGCACTGGGCTAGCTCTGGTGTCGAGATTGTCGACGGTGCAGGCACCGGCGATTACGCCGTCCGGTTCGAGGGTGAGGGCACGCGCTGGATTGAGCAGACCGTCAATCCTGACAACCGCAGTGAGTATGCGCTGTCGATGCACACCCGCACCACGGGTGGGGACGTGCCGCCGCTCAGAGCGCTCGTCACTGTCGAGTACGAGGACGGCACGACCGAAACCATTCCGGTCGAACTCACCTAGGGGGCGTCATGCAGGGCACGTTCCGCACAGGGTCTAAGCGCATCAAACGCATGGTGCTCCGGCTGGAAGGCAGCAACGTCACGGTGACGGACGTGATGCTCCAGCCGGGGCGCAACCCCTCCGGCTGGTTGCCGCACGTGACGGAGTTGCCGTGGATTGCGGGCGTCATTTCAGGAGGGTCGAACATGGATCAGGACGTGATCGAACGCTTCGAGCAGCTCGAGTCGCTCACACTCATGCAGGCCGCGCTGCTGCAATCCCTCGGGGTGAAGGTCGAAGACCTCGAACAAGGCGGCGGCGGGATCGATCAGCAGGCGATCTACGACGCTTATGTGGAGACGCGCAATGGCTGATTTGAGAGATCTTGCGATCCGTACCGCTGAGGACGTGAACGAGCATGCGGCGCTGATCGCGGGCAAAGCAGATATCTCGCATGTGCATACGGCGGAGGACATTACCGCGGGCACGCTCGCCGCCGCGCGCCTCCCCGCCGCCTCCACCAGCGCGCGGGGTGGCGTGCAGCTCGCGACGAACACGGAAGCGACGGCAGGCACCAACACGGTGAAGGCGGTCACCCCGGCCGGGTTGAAGGCGAAAGTTGACCCGCTCGAAGCTCGCGTCTCCACCGTCGAGGCCGGGCAGGGCGGTTCCTCGCTCACGAACGTCATGGTCACCAACGGTGTGCCGACTGGTTCCGCACCGGTCGGGTTTTGGGCCATCGACGCCACCACGGGCGACTACTACCAGATGGAGTAACCAATGGGCTGGCTACGAACCAGGCGGCAGACCACGGGCGTGCGTGACGTTACCTCGCTCTCGGAGTCACCGATCACGTGGGCGCGGCTACTGCGCTCGGTCGACAACATCGACCTGTATTTGCAGAACGTGGACGACACTCCCGCGAACCAGACGATCATGACGTTGCCGCCGGGGTTCCGGCCGGGATGGACGCGACGCCTCACCTCATCAGCGGCGACCGGGTACGGGTATGTAGACCAGTCGGGCCGGGTGCGGCACTCGACCGCGATCACGAGCCCGACCATCATCTACGGCCTGTTCACGACAGCGAATCCGTTCCCTGACACTGATCCGGGGGTGCCTGGCTAATGGCATGGCTGCGCAAGAGCGACACTGGTTGGCGTGACGTCACCTCGCTGATCACGCTCGACGTGACCTCGGGGCGGCTGCTCGTACGGCGGCGTCGTGATGACTTGACGCTGGTGCTGGATGACCTCGCGATCGCTAACCCGCCGTCGAACAACAACATGCCGTTGCCTCGGCTCCCTGTCGGTATGCGGCCGCTGTTTCGGCTGCGAGGTGACTGGTATCCATCGGTCGGGTATGCGGCGGGCGGTTCGCTCGGCGTGACGCCGGCCGGCTATGCAAATTTGTACTTCGCTTCGGCGGATGCGCCGATGTCGGCAACGATCCGGGCAGAGGTCTCGGGCGCGTTCCCTGCCGTGTTCCCTGGTGTAGAGGCGGTGCTGTAATGGCGTGGCTGTTGAGGCGATCCCGCTCGACGGGCTTGCACGACGTCACCGCGCTGATTGACGCGCCGGTGGCTGCGGGAACGCTCATGATCGAGCGGGTGGGCGATGTCACCTATCTCGAAGCGGACGGGCTCCGCTTGGGCGACGTGAGTGGCCGTATCGATCTGTTGCCGTCTGGGTCGCTCCCTGCAGGGATGCGGCCTCTCGGGCGGTCGCGTTGGCACAACATCCTCACGAGCGATGGCAGCCTGCGCCGCACGGCGTTCTCGCCTGCAGGCTGGGTGCCTATGTACTTCACTGCAGCGAACGATTTGCTGCACTTCACCGTGGGCACGCCGACTCCTGGCGAGTTCCCTTCGACAGCGCCGGGGGTGCTGCTCTAATGGCGTGGCTTCGACGCTTCGGCAGTTTCAACACCGGCTGGGTTGACGTGCCGATCGGCACGGGTGACGGCTGGTGGCTCGACGGTACCGGCACTGTGCAGGTCCGTCGCCGCGGCGGCTCCGATCCCGACCTCGACATGCTCGACATTCGGTTCACGAACGTCGGAGTACTCCCCGACGCGCCCGAGTTCGGTTATCTGACCCCGGCAGGGTTCCTCCCAGATGGGTTCCGCGTGTGGTCGCCCGAGCGTGCCGCGATCAACCTCGGCAACGTGAACGGTAACCGCGAGTACCGGATCCGCATCATGCAGAACTCGCGGCTCCTCTTGCAGCGCGGCGGCGATCAGCCGGGCACCGGCGTGCAGGCGATCCAGGGCACGCTCTCGCTGCTCGCGTACGCGGCACGACCAGGAGGCTACTAGTGGCTTGGCTGAAACGCACGCCGTCGTGGCGGCTCATTGACGAGCTGTTCCAGAACGTCGAGTCAGTGAACAGCATCCGCGTGCGCAGAACGAACAGCGGGCAGATCGACTACTCGTTCAACGGGCTGAAGCTCTCCGCAACGGGCGGCATCATCGTGGCCTGGGGCTCGCTGCCGGTCGGCTACCGACCGAACTTCGCGCAGTACGCGGGCCTGCAATCCACCACCGGCAAGCTGCTCGACCTCACGCTAAATGTGGGCGGCGGAATCGTGTTCTCGGGCGGCGTGATTGGCGAGACGTACCGCGGCAACTTCACGGTGTTCACGAACCAGGCGATGCCGACAACGCATCCCGGAATCGAGGTGACCTGATGGCTTGGATTCGTCGCCGCGTTCGGCGCACCGGCTGGCGCAACGTCTCAGACGAGCTAATCAACGGGTGGGCGGGGATGCTGTTCGTCGCGCGCGCCGATGACGCCGTGTTTTTTCGTGGGAAGCTCGACGGCACGACCGCTACCGCCGCCGCAGCATGGAATATCCCGCTCGGGTTCCGCTGCCCGCCAGTCACACACAACGGCAGTTACGACTACGGCGCTTCGCTCGCATGGACGGAGGACAACAACCCGTCGGTGCGTCGCCTCAACTACTACAACAACCGGCTTGCGGTCATCGGCTACCAGACGAGCGACCGCCTGTTGATCGCTGATTCGTTCCTGACCGTCAACGCTTGGCCGATCACATTCCCGGGAGTGGCGGCATGAGTTGGCTACGGCGACATGACACGGGCCTCCGTGACCTGACCGCGCTGATTGAAGCGCCGGTGACCTCGGGGCGGCTCCTCACCCGGCGACGCCAGGACAAGCTCATCGTCGTGCTCGATGAGTTGACGTTCACCGACCCGCCGTCGAACGTGACGATGCCGCGGCTCATCGCGGGCTGGCGGCCGGAATACCGCATCCGCGAACTCTGGTTCCCGTCCATCTCGACGCAGGGCGGCGGCTCCTATGGCATCTCGACGGCGGGCTATTTCAACCTGTACGGGGCGCAGGCTGGGCAGGCTATCTCGGCGCGTGCTGAGGTCGAAGCGCTCGGCGCGTTCCCGACGACGATGATGGGGGTCGCGGCATGAAGACGGATTGGCAGTCGATTCCGACCGCGGCGAGCGGACTGAAACCGCAGATGCCTGGTGAGCCGATCCAGTTTTTCCGGGTGAAGCGCGTCGGTGATCGCGCTCTGGTCGACCTCACCGGGCTTCGCCTCGATACCGAGAAACCCGGCCTGGCGAACCTCGGGCATCTCCCGGATTGGATGCGGCCGGAACTCCCGCACCAATACCACTGGGTGAACGATAGCCCTACGTCGCTGCATCCGTCGCTGTGCTCGGTGTACTACGGCCGCACGCTGTACTGGCACGAGACCCTGGCGAAGGGAATGCTCGTCGTTCAGCGACCGACGACGCTCCGCGGCGGGTTCGAGTACACCTGCACGGCACCTATCCCGCCAGATCTGATCATTGACTAGGGGGCGGCCATGCGTCTCGTCTCGCGTATCTCAGCCGGTAAGGGCCGCGTGGCGGCGGTCACGCTCCGCCTGATCTACGACGGTACCGAGACCTCTACGCCTATCGAGGTCACGGACCTACAGCTACAGCCGGGCGACCCGTCTGGTGTCGTACCGCACCCGCAGGACGTGAAGATCGAGACCGGCGGGCGGCAGTACCGCAACGGCGTGCTACCGCGCTCTGATGACACGGTGCTGGTGCTCGCGAACAACGACAGTGCAGCGCCGACGACCGTCACGGTGCGGCCGTCTGGCGTCGGCAACGTCAGGGTCGGTTCGTACCGGTTCGGCACGATCAACAAGACCGCGACCGTCGACGGTGGCAGCCACACCGCGACCCACGGGCACGGGCTCCCACCGATGCTCACGGAGCGCTCAGACGGGCACGTACCGGTCGATACGGAAGTGCCGGTGCATCTGACTATCGAGTGGCGCGAGCGCGCCTAGGAGGCCACGTGAGCGACCGTATTTGGTGTTGGACGGGGCATTTGTTCAATGACAGGACGCGCCTCGTGCTGGAGCATTACGGCGACCAAATCACCGACCTGAGCATCTTCGGGTGGCGCGTTGACGCGAACGGCAACCTGACCGAGACGTTCGACGCTGATTTGCTCGACCCGTACCGGGCGAAGTGGCCGCACATCAAGTTCTGGCTCGCGTTCCGCAACGACGGCGACGCGAGCATTTTCACGGCGCTCCGCAACAACGCTTCGGCCCGGGCGAACCTGATCGCTGGGCTCACGGCCGCGCTGGATGCTCGCCCGTGGCTCGGCGGAATCGATATCGACCTTGAGCAGGGCGGCGGCATCGCGAACGCACCCGCAGCAGAGGCGCTGTTTCAGCAGATTGCCGACCTCGCACGCTCGCGTGGCCTCGAATGCTCGGCGGCTCTGCCTCCGCTGACCATTGACGGCAGCGTGGGTGGGCAGGATTGGGCACGCTACGCGCAGCTGGGGCAGATTCTCGACCAGGTCGCGATCATGAGCTACGACTTCGCGTGGATGGGCAGCGCGCCTGGCCCGATCAGCCCTGGCTATTGGCTCCGGGACGTCTACGACTGGGCGGTCTCGCAGATCACGCCAAGCAAGATCCTCATGGGATTGCCGCTCTACGCCTATTTCTGGCGTATCGACACCTACCCTGCCGACCTCGGCTGGAACTTCCGCGGCGACAGTGGTACCTACTACGCCGCCTGGCAGCACTTCTCCGGGGTGCGTGCGCAGGACGGCTCCGACACGAACCCTGCAGGCTCCGGCAGTCATCACCGCATTGGTTGGCTCGCGTTCCGCGACGCCGACAGCAAGAGCGCGTGGGGCTTCACCGACGTGTATGACTGGCGCGACGCCTACTACTGGGACTCCGGCACGTCGCGGATAACTCGAGATTTCTTCGAGTCGAAGCCGTACATGGTGCGCTACGGGCTCCCGAGCGCGCTCGACCAGGGCGGTATGTGGCAAGTCACCGACAACTCCTCTGACACGGAGGGCGGCACCTACCGCATGAACGCGCGCTCCGTGCGCGACGTCAACGGCCGCTATGTGTCTCCGAAGAGCGGGTACACGGTCACGATGGAGCTCCTGAAGCGGTATCCGGTGGCGGCGACGATCATGGACGACAACGCGGGGAACGCGCAACAGCTCTCGAACTACTACGACGGCGACTGGGAGCAATGGTCGAACGAAGGCCGGAGCTATCACCAGTACCGGGGCACGGGCGCGCTCGACCTCTCGCACCAATTCAGCGGCTCGGTCTATCTACAGATTAGGGGCCAGTTCGCCACGGCGGGCTGGGTCGGCGTCACGGCGCGCGGCTACACGGTCGAGGTCAACAACAGCGGCACGCTCCGTATCAGGCAAGGGTCGACGGTGCTCGGCACCGCCTCGGTGCCTTCTCGGACAGTGGGCGACGCGGCAGGCGAATCCCGGTTCGTGCTCGCGATCCGGCTGCGCGAAAACAGTGTGCGCGCGTACTGGGCTGCGAACGAGAACACGGCACCGACCCGCTATCTCAGGGTCGCGGCGACACCGAACGGCGGCACGGTCGGCATCACGGCCACCAGCACTGCCTGGATCGACCACGTCTACGTTGGCGACGGCTGGTGGTACCAGCCGCGCGAAGCAGTCACGGTGAAGATCGGCAACCGGCAGAAAACACTCGGTCGGTTTGAGCGCGACGGCATCACCTGGGACAGCCACGGACGTTTCCGGCCGCTCGCTGACGTCGATGA